GTAGACGAACTGAGTCCGCTTCCTGCGTATCTAGCCACAGAAAGCACCGCTGAAAGGGTTGCCGTTGCTTCCGTCGAGAATGTGAGCGCCACCGCCGAGGCGTACACAGAAGGGAAGTCGTAGCCGCCGAGTGCGTAACCCTTAGTCGATGACGAAACAGCAGTTTGCGAAGCATTTACCACCGGCAGCGTGGCGGAAAGCGTAGCAAGCGTTTCCGTACCAAACGAAAGGCGATCGATCGTCGAAACATCCAGCGACTCAACGCCGCCCATCGTGTACCCGTTTGTCGCGCTCGATACGCCAGCTATTGCGCCCCTGTTGCCAGAAAGTACCGCTGCAAGGGAGTGTGTTGTTTCCGAGTACAGCGACACCCCTTCGATTGAATTGACGTAAGGCCCGCTGTTCGAGCCGCCGCACAAATATCCTTCCCCCTGCGGGGATGTCATGCCAGCGGACATATCCCCGCGAGCAGAAGAAAGCGAAACGCCTGTGTTGTTGAACACATCCACTGCGGCGCGCATAACGTCGATCATGGCGTAGTAGCCGCCGTTGTACCCGCCGCAGACGAAGGATTTTTCTTGCTGGTTGGCTTCCGTGATGGCTACGTTTGTTACTAGCGCCTGACCGCTCGTTGCCTGAGATCCAGTAGACGCATCCGTTCCGCCTGCGTTGTAGGAAATGCCTGTCGCGCCACCGACCGTCGTCGACATGGTTGCTGCCAGCGATGCCGTTGTTTCCCCGGAGAAAGTCAGCGCGAGTATCGCCGACAGGTATGATCCATTAAGGCCGCCGCCAAGATAGCCTTTGCTTGACGAATTCACGGCGCCCATCATGGACCTGCCCGATGCCAAGGTGGCGGTCACGGCGACGCTTGTTTCGTTCGAGAACTGCAAACGACTGATCGAGTTGTCGTAGGTTGAAGACAGGGTAAACCCACCGCACCAGTAGGCCGACGTGCCGGAAGGAACGCCGGCCAAGGCGGCACGGGCAGTCGACAACACCGCGCCAAGTGTCGCTATGGCGTCTGTCGAAAACGTGATTGCTTCGTTTGTCGTTACCTCCGTTCCGCCAACCTCTTCGCCGCCTGCGACATAGCCCTTGGTTGCCGAACTTGCTCCGGCTGGAGCAAGCCGGTTGGCAGATAGCGTGGCCGATGGCGTCGAAGTCGCCTCGGTGGAAAACAGAATCTTGTGCAGGACGTTCGAGTAGCTGCCCGTATCGCCGCCAGAAAAATACCCAGCCAGGTCTGATTCTGTGCTCCCCTGCTTTCCTATTCCTGTCGGAAGAACCGCACTTAGCACCGCCCGCGTCTGGTCGGCGAACTGAATTGCTTCAATGCGCGTAAGCGCAGACACGCCACCGGCAATGTACCCTTTGAAGTCGGATGCAGCCCCACCGGCTTGTCGTGTCGCAGTGTTCAGGGCGATGCCCGCCGTCGTCGCACCCTCGGTCTGATAGTCAAGGACGCGAATCGTGCTGATATTCGACCCGCCGTCGTACCCGCCGCAGAAGTACCCCCGGTTGGTTACAGCAGGGCCGGCGTAGAAAGCAACCTGTTTGTCTGCGGAACTGGCACATGCCGGTGCGTCATTTGCGCTCCCTACCGCAGTTGCAGTAGCCGTTGAAACAAGCTCTGCTAGGTCATACGCTGACGCGCGCGCCCCTTGAAACCCGCACGGAGACTGCCACGTTTCGCCGAGCACCCCTGCTAACGAAGCGGTGGTTTCTGAAGAAAACAGCAACTTATCAACCGACAGTTCCGTATCTCCACCGATGATGTAGCCATAAACGGAACTAGATAGCCCAGCCCCACTTATATGTGGGGACGCAAGCGTTGAGGATGGATTTACCGCCGCCTCGGTATCGTAGCGAATAGCGTCGACCCCTAGAGAGTCGGGTGTTGTATCTGTAGCGTCGTAGACCCCTCCGCACCAGTACCCGCGAGTGCTTGAAGATGCGGTATTTAGTCTTCCTGGGTCGGTGGTGCTGATCGTAGCCGATGTAGTGATTGCGGCTTCCGTGTCGAAGCGCAGGCCGTCGATTGCGTTTGTGCCAGCGTAGTCATCGCCTGCGATGTACCCCCTGGCTGACGAAGACACGCCAGCCCCAAACCAACGAGGTACGTTGAGTGTTGCAGAGACAGTAACAACAGCCTCCGTATCAAATCGGAACCCCTCTACCGTTCCGGTTGGCGGACTTGTCCCGCCTCCATCGCAAACGTACCCTCTAGCAGACGACGATACCCCTGCGCAGAACGAGCTTGGTATCGCCAAAGAGGCGCCGAGCGGCAAGCATGCCTCGGTGGCGAAGACAAGTGACTGAATTCCAGATACGAAATCACTATTATCGTAGCCGCCAACCATGTACCCCTTGGTCGCTGCTCCGAAGCCAACTGCATTGCGCTTCCACGGACTGAGTAACGCCGAAGATTGGCCGAACGTCTCGGTATCAAAGCGGAACCTTCCCACGTTCGATTTGGAGTACGGTGGAAACGACCCTGACGCCCCGGCCAAGTACCCGACGTTCGGGCTGGACGGCACGCCTCCTTCGGTGATTGCCGAAGCGTAAGGCACTGACCCGGTCTTGGTGTCGGCCGCGGAGCAGGATTCCGAGACGCCGACATTGTGCGTCTGCGGCCCGCTCTGTTGCTGTACTGACGCCGGCAGGAGGGGCTGGAACGCCCACGACATCCTATGCTACCTGACGAATGGACCAGCCGATGCTGCGGTCGGTTCCTGCGACTTTCTTCACCGTAACGTCCCACCCATTCATCAGGATCAGCGACGGCGATACCCATGCCGGAGCACTTTGTAGGCCGACTACCGTGGCCGAATAAACGACCCGCTGCGTGCCGCCGCTCGTTACCTTCTCCTTGACCTGGATCAAGTATTCCTCAGTGGTCGTCAGCGCAGCGAGGTCGAGAAAGACCTGATACACGCCGTCAGTCGTGATCGCCGCCAGTGTGGTCGAGTTATTGGGCAGGCTGTATTCAGTCGTCGAGATCGTCGCGCTGCTTGTGTAGGCTTCGGAAATAGCCATGCTTTACCCCATTCCCCATGCCATCATGGAAAGCGCCGAATCCGCCGTGCCGGAACACTGGACGCGACCGTATATGAGTTCTCCAACTGCCGTCCGGTCAAATGACGGAATGTAGGCTGCGAGCGTCGTTATCTGCTCTGCTGCGGTCCATATCGACAGTACGTTTTCAAGAATGATGTCTTTGTTCGTCGCGTCGCCGGAGGCCAGGTCAAGCGTATGTGCGTTGGCCGTCATTGTCGTGTCGACGCAGGTAAGCCCGGTCTGCCACCACCACAGCGGTCGCGTTGTCGCAGAGCCAAGCTGCGTCCATGCTCCCTCAGATGTCGTTCCGGCGGTCACGGTGGTTCCGGTCGCCGAGGCAGTCGTCTGGCCGAAGCTCTCGACTTTTGTTCCGCACATGATCGAGTCGGGGCGGCGTGGTTTTCCGAATACAGTGATCGCCACGTTGAGCGTTGTCGCTACGGTGCCGATGGCCCGCACGCCGATGGATGCGCCCGCAGGGATGTAGAGCGGGAAGTAGTAGAAGATGCCACCGACGTTTGCCGGCGCGGCGTGTCCGCCGAGCAAGTATGGAATAACCGTCGTGAAGCTGGTGCCGCCCGCCGTGTCGATCCCGATGTCGACCAGATGATTGCGCGTCGTCGCAGAGGTAGCGCCGTTGTTTATATGTATCAGGATACCGAACGCCTCGGACCCCAGCGCGGACAGCGCAGTTGCCCATGACCCAAAACTTCCGCCGGTTCCTGGCGTAACGGTAGTTCCCCGCGCTGCCGCTGGGCGTGTAGACGCTACGTTACTGGCCTGCCAGTTCCACGATTGCGGCGGCGTGAACAGCATGGTCAGCGGGCCTTTTCTTCAAGCGCCGGAATGTGCGAAGCGGCCAGCGCGATCACCTTGTCGAACCCCGGAAGGTCGTTGCGCATGTTCGCCAGGGCCTCATGGGCACCAGGGGCGTTCAGTTGGCGCGTCAGCTTCGCCTCGAAGTGCGCGGGTTCTTCCGCCTCGAACTGCGCCCGCGTGTATTCCGGGTACTTGGCAAGCTCCGCATTCAGCAGGTTCAATTCGGTCAGCGCGTCGTTCAGCAGCTTCTCGCTGTACTTTTCGCCTTCGCGGATTTCGATGATGTCTAGTCGCAGCCGGCGGCGGTCGAATTCCGAGGTTTCCGGATCAGCGATCTTCGCTTCCTTTTCCTCGATGTCGATCTTGGTGCGCTCCTTGCTGATCATGTACCCCTTGACCGCTTGCACCCGATTGAACGCCCGCAGGCCGATAGCCCGGTACGCCCTGGCCGGCGTCTGCTGCGCCGCAATCACGAACGCCTGAGTCTGGAAAGCAGAGTTCTCGAACGGGATGTCAAAGAACCGCGTCTCCAGTTTCTCTAGGACATTCGGCACATCATCAAGCGTGATGACTGAGTTAGCCATTTGCCGCCTCGATCTGGTCTTCGTTGAACCAGCGTTGCTGCGGTTCGCCGTCGCCATCATCATCCGGCCACTCGACGAGGAACTGGCGGTCGCCCTCGGCGGGACAAATACCGATCTTGACGATAGTGCCGCGCACAACCGGCTTCGGAAGTTCGCAAACTTCGTCGCCGATCTTGAATTTCGATTTAGCCATGGTGTTTCTCCTTACAGGGAGGCGGTGTAGGAAACCGACAAGGTGTCGCCGTTGCTGACAACCTTCGAGCCGCCGGTGAATGCGCCCGCCGAGTACAGGACGCCCGAGGTGTTGTCGATGGTGCTGACGGCGCCGGTCGAAAGGACGAGGAAGCAGCCGCCGACCGTACCCGATGACGTGATCGAGAACGACAGCGCAGAGGACAGCGACTTAGACCCGGCCGATGCGGCAGACCACGCGCACGTCTTGCGCGGCGAAGTGTAGGTCGGGGCGTTCGTAGCGCCGACTTCAAGCCAGCCTGAGTGCGAAGACATCGTGTCGCCGATGACCGCAGCCGAGGCATTGGTATTGATGAGGCCCATGTAGGGGCCGACGATGGTGACGGCCGTTTGCAGGTAGCCATCCAGCGCGTAGTTCTTGCCGACCGTGGTGACGACGTTCGGGCAGTCTTCCGCCCACTTCTGTTCCATTGGGATCGCCATGAAGTCGCGGAGCAACTTCGCGCCGTTAAGCAGTCGGTCAAAGAAGGCTCGAACGCCTTTTGCCGTTAGACGGTCGCGCAGAGCTACGTACTCATCGCGCAGATGTTCGACCGGGCCGCTGGCAACGACACGATAAATGCCGTGGGCCTCGGCGTCTTCGTGCATCACGGAATCCTTCGATACCAAAGCACCGCTACCGTTTGCGGCGAAGCCTTTTTCACTATGATTCATGGTTCTTCTCCTTAAAATTAAGTGGTTACTTCACCGACGATGCGAACGGGGTCGGGTTCGTATCGCGGCGTGTTCGTGAGCTTCAGCTTCGTCACCACGTCCCCGGTTTCAACCATTTCCAGGTTCGTTACGCCGCTTTTTGCAACAAGGGCAGTCGTTGCCGCTGCCGGGATAACAATCGTCGTGCGCTTGTTGGTTGGCGACACGTAGATGTCGATAATGTCGAGTGGCGTATCCGCAGCTTCCGAGGAAGCAATCAGATCGCCGCCCACCTTGGTTTTGATCTGCATGCGTGCGGAGGCCGACGACAAGTCCTTGACCGCATAGAAGTTGAAGAATCCGCCGGAGGTATAGGCGCTCCACTCTCTTCCGTTGTCGTTAACCGGGTCGACGCCATTAAGCTCGATGGTGTCTGCATTGATGACGGTTACTTCGTGGAAGTCGCTGTCCAGCGGAGGAATGTTTTCGGCGTTGATTTCCCGCATGCCACCGACCAGCGTGCAGTACCCGCGCCATGCGGACGGCAGCCCATGTGCCGCTACAGTAAGTCGGGGGGCGCCACTGGCAAGAGAGATTGCAGTGATCGGTTTGCGCACGATCACATCGCGGTCTTCCCACAGGACAACCATAGAGAACGTATCGCCCCGCGTTATGTCAATAGTTTGCTTAGTTGCCATGCGTGTTGTCCTTGAGTCCTGAATCCGACGCGATGTACTGCTCAACAACCGTTGCAAGCGCCCCGGCAACCGCCGCGAACAGCAGCCCGATCACGAACGAGCCGAGGAATATCCACAGCAGGTGATAGAACGGCGCGGAAGGGATGTACAGGCTCATTCATGCGCCCCGAAATAGTGGTCGGCCATAGCCTGTTCCTTGGTCGCCCAGCGGCGAACCGAAACCATCTTGAAGTGCGTCACCGCGTAGTGACCGCGAAACATCAGGCCGAGATCGTCCTTGCTCCACAGCCTTCCATTGGGAGGCCGATACTCGATTGTCCTGAATGATCGAAACCCGATTCGCTCCGAGTTTCCGAAGTGCGGAAGCAGCCCGAAAAACGAGTTTGCTCTGCGCAGCCACAAGTAGGAGCGCCCGCGTGCCTCCAGCCATAGCCAGACGGCGACGATCAGGCAGTTGAGCTTGGCGCGCTTCATCTTGCCCTCGCCGATGCGCCGCGTTCGCTGCTCATGCTGTTTGCCTGCATCTGTGTTTCCGTCCGGGTCGCACGATCGCGCAGTGCGGCCAATTCGGCCGCCTGCTCCCGCATGTACTGGCGCACTTCCTGGCGGAATTCAGCTTGTGCTGCGGCATACTGCTTGACTTCAACGGCGGTGCGCTCTCCGGTCGCGTAGGCTGAAATCCAGGCAGACGCCACGACGCCGATGATGATCTTGAGCCAGTCCGCAGGGTTAACGGCATCGCGTGACGAGACCATGCCAAGCGCCAGAAAATGCGCATCCGCCTGCATGTCGATCAGCCACAGATAGATGCGTGGGAAGTGCTCTGCGAGGAAACCGTGGGGGTCACTCATTTGCTGCGTCCTGTGTTTCAGTAATCCAGTGCTGGAGCCACACCAGCGTCAAGGTCGTTTCTGCGCAGTCGGCAACGAGTCTTTCGGCAGGAGGTAGATTGTTTTCGGCGTCTGCCGCAGTTCTTCCGGCGGCTTTGCCGGCTTCGGACACGGCACGGCTACCGGAACCTGCTGCGGCTGACTGGCGCACCCGGCGAGCAGCATCATTCCGAACAACATCAAGTGCAGAAGCCAATCCATGAGCGGTTTCATCGGCAATTCTCCGGTTGTTGGTTTCAACGGCCTTCTTGGATTTCTCAGCCTGCTCGCCCTGCACTCGCGTCTGGTCGACGAAGGCTTTGTGCGTGGCCTCACAAGTTGCAAGCTGCGCCCGCGTGTGAGTCAGGTTGTCGGCAGTCAGCTTCCAGCCACCGAAGGCCACAAGGTTCGTGGCGATCAGGAAAGCGACAATGAAAGCCGCAGGGGATAGGCTTGGCGGGATAGGTATCATTGCGCCCCCCACGAAGCCGGGTATTCGCCGGTCAGACACAGCTTGTTGGTTTCAAGCCTGTCCAGCCAGACGCCGTAGCAGTTGTTTGAGCGAACACGGCAATCTTTCCCGGACGCCTTGTAGAAATCTAGGATCGTGTTGCACGCGGCTTCGTACTGCCTGGAATTGATCTTGGTTATGATCGAAGACTTGCACACCGCTCCATAGCCGACGTTGTAGGCGAGGTTCATGTATGCGTCGTACTCGTACTGATATAGTTCTGCGCCTTCGCCAAGGCACTGCTTGAACCGCTTTTCGTCGCCGCCGATGTGCTTGACGGCCCGGCGGATCGCCTGTGGCGGCGTGATCTTGTCGCCCATCTGGACGGGCGTTCCATCATCGCGGAACGTCGAGCCGAGTCCGATGGTCGGGCGGTCGCCGGGAATCGGGATGACAGCCTGCTCCGTATAGTCCTCATGCAGCGCCCGGCCAGCGAAGGCAAGCGCAGACAGTGCGAGAACGGCGGCAGAGGTGCGCGGGTACTTGGCAATCACTTCGCCACCGCCTTCTGTGCCACATTGGCTAGGCCATACAGCCCGAGCACGCCGATCACAATGACCTTGTACTGCTCGCCGCTGATAAGCAACTCGATCAGCGACCACTGCGCACATACAATGGTTGCTATGGCGATCAGAAACTTGCGCGAGGCGTAGCGGCTAGTCATCTTGCAAACTCTTCTGAACAACAAGCTGCGCCAACATCGCCCCGGTCACGATGAAGAACGAAACCAGTGCGAAGGTGCGGCGTGACATGAACTCCTCGGTGTAGGGGAGGATCGCATTGCAGCCAGAAAGCACGGAAGCAATGGTCAGCAGTCGCACGCTCCATGCTTTGCGCAAAAACCGTTTCCAGTTCGCACGAATCTGCATCACACCACATCCAGCGTCACCGGCTCGCCCCGGTCTTCCGCTACTTCGAGAAGGGCGAGAAGGCGGCCGAGAGCAGTTGGTGATGGAACCGGGCCACTGCGGCCCCGTACGCCACCCAGAACGATGTCGCACTCACGAGCAGCGCCAATCCATCCGAGTCCAACGGCATCGGCCAGCGTCTTGCCATGGACGTGGGCGTATTGCGTGCTGACCGGATAGTGGCCAGGTTGTAAATCCGAGCGTCCATTTCCGGCTCCTGCGTAGCAAAGGAAAACGTTATCGACGTACAGCGAGTGGTCGGCGATCTTGAGGCGCATCAGAAGTGATACCCCCTGATGTATCGCCTGACGTTGATACGCAATCGGCGCATCGCCTTTTCGTCAGGACGAGGGCCGAATACCTGCTCGAACTTTCCTTCGTGAACTTCTGCCAGGTTGGCATCGAAGGTATCGGCATCCTTCTTGGAATAGGCGCAGTGCAGCGCCCAATCGACCAGCTTCCCATGCAGCCGCGCCTTGATTCCTTCCGGCTCGTCTTCGTCGTCTTCCATGGGGTTTTCTGGCGTGCAGAAGGCATGCACTTTGACCGCCCCATCGGCATCCGGGATCGGGTAAAAGCGAAGTTTCCCGCCAACCTCATAGCAGGCGACCGGCGTTCCGGTGCGCTCTTCCCAGGCATCGCCCTCGCATTCATCAAGCATCTGCTTGTCGAGCAACAGCAACTTGCGTCCGTTGAATGTGATGCGCT